CTTCTTCGCGATCAGCACGACCGCCGCGATCAGCAGCACGACCAGCGCGATCGTGATACCGATCGGCGACAGCCAGAACGCGACGTTCAACATGCCCTGAGCGAACGCCCACGCCCGCGTGCCGACCGCGGCAGCCTTCGTCTGCACGGACGTCCAGATAGCCGCAACGCCGTGCGCGCGGGTCGCCAGGTTCGCAAGATCCATAGCGCCCGTGAAGCCCATGACGACCATGCCGGCCGTCTCCATCTGCGCGCCGAACTTGCCGATCAGGGAGTCATCGCCGAACGCCTCCGTGAGCGACCCGCCAATGTCGCCGATGCCGCCGGCCAGCTGAGACGAACTCGACGCCCCCCGGTCGAAATGCTCTTCCATGTTCCGCGTCGACCGGCCGACCTCCGTGGCCATCTCGCGCCGGATCGCCCGCGAACGTCAGGGTGACTTCCGGCTTGCCCGCCACTAGGACACGTCCCAGCCGGCAGACTTCGCCAGCCGGCGTAGCCCATCCTCGAGCAGCTTCACGAACTCCGCCTTATTCGCGTGATAGCCGGCGTAGATGTAACGGCCCGTCCGCATAAACGGCCGTGACACCGACCGGTTGCGACCGACCCGGCCGCCGAAGTCAAGCCATGCGTAGTACGGGACGCGCCGGCTGCCGCCCGAGACACGCGACGCGGTCCGCGTCGACCGGGCCCGCACGGCGCCGGCCGCCCGACCCGTCTTGCCGGTCGGTACCCGCGGCCGGGCGTACGTGACGACCACGCCCGCGGAGTCGTTCAGCACCACGCGGAGTTCCTTCGGCGCATCCGCGGAGGCCCGGCGGAGATCGCGGTTGAACTCGCGTAGACCCGTGATCTTGATGGCCTCCACCGGTTCACCCTCCGCCCATCTTCTGCGCGAGCTCGCGTTGCTGCGCCCGGCGGGCGTAGAACACTCGCCAGCCCACGTACTCTGCGTTACTCATCCGCTCTTCCATGTCCGCAACCAGCATCCCCAGACGCGACGCCAGGTAGTACGCGAACTCGCTCTCAGGGTCAGCGACGAAGGCTTTTGTATGTCTCCTTAGCGGCGTCCGTGTTGATCTTCGACAGCTCGGACAGGGCGTCTGTCACCGGCTCGAGCTCGCCGGCCGGGGACACCTCTTGCCAGGTGGCGACTTCTTCCGGCGTCATCACCGGATCCACGAGCGCGAGCGAGAGCATGGCGCACTCGATTGCCGCCGTGTCGTCAGGGTCGATCGTCTTCTGCGCGGACAAGATCTGTTTGCGGGTCAGCGCCCGTACGGTCACGTCGACGCCGTTCACCGTCACCGTGCGGGTCGCTGCCGCCCCGGTGCGCTTCGCGAGCAGCTTCGCTTTCTTGTCTACCGGCTTACGTCCGGTCATCGTTTCCCCTTATGTCGATACGTGTCGATGGATTCCGCCGGCGTGGGCGGACCGCCTACGCCTGAGCGGTCGTGGTGACGGCGTCGGACTTCGTGAACTCCGCGGACCATGTGACCATGTCGGCAACCGGGGACGTCTCGACGTACTTCGTGAGCAGCGCGGAGAACGCCTGCTGCGCTTTCCCCGACCCCGTTCCCTCCGGCTTCCGGATGACCGCGACGACCGTGCCGAGTAGCGGCGGCAGCGTTACCTTCGGGTTGGTCGCCGCCGCGTTGTCGTAGACGCCGCCCATCGTGAACTTGCCCGTGAGCAGGCCACCTTGCACCACGTGATCGTTCTTCCCGTACGTGGTGACGTCGTGTTCGTCGGCGCCGCGCTCGAACTCAGACGTGTTCGTGAACGCCGACAGGTCAACCGCGGTGACGGTGATGATCGTGGACTTGCCATGCTGAAACGCCATCGTCGCGACTCCCCTACGGATCCATCTTCAGACTGATTTCGAGTACGTACGCGTCCGTCCGACCGACCCGCATGAGCGCCGGTTCCGCGGACTCCGCCCAGCCGGGCCCACGCAGCGCGGCGAAGATCAACGCTAGATGATCGTCCATCCACTCTGACGCTTTGAATTCATCCTGCGGCAGCAGCACGATCACTTTCCACGTCGGCCGCAGCACTAGCCCTTGCTCGACGTCGAAGCGTTCCAGGAACGGCCACGCGTCCCCGAGTCGCGGGGCGGCCGGGCGCCGGTCGTGACCGTTGACATCGGTCACCCCGTCCATAGCCGCGGCGAGCGCCGTCCGGTCGTCGATCAGGCTCATCCCATGACCGCCTTACGCCACGGTCGTTCTAGCCGGCGTACCTCCGGATCGTTGCCCGGCGGCAGTACGGTGTCGCCCGCCTCCGCGTCACCGGTCGGCACGGCCAGCGGTAGCCCACGCATGGCCAGGTTGCGCACCACGCGCCGCAGCAGCGCTTCCCGCAGGGACAGCGGGTAGGCCGCCGGCACCTCGCACACATCGCGCTGCGCTTGCGCCTCCGCGGCTAGGGCGTCTTCGACCTGATCGTCAGACCATGACGAGACTTGCATGTACCCGTCCGGGCCAGTCAGGTCCGCGATCGTCACCGCACCGGCGCCGGCCGATGGGACGATCGCGAACGCGGCGAAGTCGAGCACCCCTAGACCGGTCGCCGTCGAGCGCGCCAGGTAGTAGCCGGCGTCCGGCGCTGACACGAAGGTCCGATAGACCCCGGCCGCTACCAGCGTCATCGCTACCGGCGCGTCAGGGATCCCATCGGGGGGCGTCACCGTCAGGGTCGGCACGACGTCTGACAGGTAGCCGTCCGCGTCCCGCACGATGACCGACACCTCCCAGAGTCCGCCGGCCGGCAGGCTGACGGACTCCGGGGAAAGTGCGGTCAGGGACATGTCAGCTGCCGCTCTTCGCCGCGCGTTCGGCCGGCATCTGAATCGTGTCGGTTTCGCCGCCCCGGTGGATGACCTGGACACGGTCGCTGTCCCCGTCGCGGATGAACGTTGCACCCGAGACCGGGTCGACCGAATGCCCGCGAGCCAACAGGTCCGCGTGCACGCCGGCCGACATGGCGAACGACTGCTCACCGCGGGTACCCGCGCGAGCGACCGCGACGCGCAGCGCGTCGACCTCCGCGCGCAGCGCCGGCAGGCTGTCGCCGGACGGCAGACGCTTGCGCAGCTTGTCGCGCTCTTCCGTCAGCTGCTTACGCTCGTCAGCTTCGATGGCAGCTTTCAGCGCGGCCGCGGCCGGGTCGGTCTGATCCAGCTGATCGCGGCGTACGGTCGGCGCGTCGGCGTCGGCCGCGGCCGGCGTTGCCTTCACCGGCGCCGCAGGTGTGTTCGGCATGATCTTTTCCGTCCTTAGTCGAGTAGGTGCGCAGACGCCGAGTAGGTGATGGAGTTCGCGTTGCCGTGTCCGAAGTCCAGGCGGAGCTTGTCCGGCAGCCCGTCGTTTGCGCTGACGTTCGCCACGACCGGCATTCCCGGACCGACCCGCAGCACAACCTTTGACACGGTTGCGATCACGGCGCCCGTGAGCATCGTGGTCCAGGTTCCCGACGCGTCGTCGAAGAAGTCGATCCGCGGCGTCACGGCCGGCGTCGACACGATCGCCGTCACGTTGATAACGACGACCAGCCTCTCCGCGCGCTCTTTCAGGAACTCGCCCGGCGTCGGCGTCGCGGTCCGCGCCGCCGACGCGAAAACTGTCCTCTGCATCTCAGGTCACGCCGGGTCGTAGATGACTTCGCGGACACCGTTGATGTCGGAGATCGCCGTCGCGACGTATCCCCACAGTCCGATGTAGACGTTCGCGACTTCGATCTCGTCGATCGTCAGCTGCCGCGGCGCCGACGCCCAGCCGTGGACGCTGTCCCGGTCGTACAGGTACGACGACGCCGGCACGGCACCGGTGGCCGCAAGCGCCCATGCCGGCTGGAAAGGCACGCCGTTGACGTCGACCGACTGATACCGGTTGGCCACCGTACCGTCAGCGTTGCTCGGGCCGATCGCCGGGAACAGCGCGCGCCCCGTGTCGTCGAGCGCGCCCACGAGCGCCTTGTAGAGATCGATCTGTGTGACGGCGTCCGTCATCGAGAAT